ACGAAAGGTCTTGCCAGAAGTGCTGGTAGCGTCATACATTTTCTGGCCAGTGCGCGCTTGGGTTTCTGCAACAGTGCCGATGGGCCGACCGTCAACAAGTACATTCCACTTCAAAGGCCGATCACTGGGTGTCAGCGTGACGTCGGTGGCTCCACGCCGTGAAGATAAGTCGATAGTGGCGGCAGCTGGCAGTCCATTTCGCTTTAGAATGCTTTGAATTTCATCCCGAGAGACCGCTTCGGAACTGTCGTGCTCGGCAAATACATCGAGGCCACCCTTTGAACTTCTTGCTACAAGGACACGCGGCCCGTAGCCGGCAGCCAACAAGGCGCGCCGTGCAGCTTTGGTCACGTCATCGGCGTCGGTGGTCCTCATGAAGTCATTCCTGGCAAGACGTGCATTGCGGTCATTGCCGGGAATCAAAATTGCCAAAGCCTTGTCAAACAAGGCTCCAGCGGCCCATGCAGGTTGCCCAGTCGTAAGTTCACGCACTTTTGCAACGGCGGCTGTTTTGCCGTTTACCTTGAGTACCTGTGCTACAACCTTGGCGTCTTCATCTACTTGGGCGTCCTCCGCCCTCTCAGGCACCGAGTACGCAACCACCTCGCCCGTTGTAAACGCAACCTGCACCGTCGGCTCACCGAACAAGTCGTGAGTGCCGGTGGTCACTTTGCGCACGGTCAATTGCTTCCCGTTTACATCAACCTTGCTACCTGGCTTCAGCCCTGCAGGCAGCGCGTCCATGGCCGGGGCTGTGCCGACCGGCGCGACTGCAGCCTCGTCCTCATCTTCCGGGACTTCCTGCAACTTCTCCTTGCCTGCCTTGTCTTCCTCCTTGAGGGCCTTGGAAGGCCCGCTGGCGGCGCTCAATCCGCCCTTGCCCTCGCCGAAGAGGCCTTCACCCATCTCGCCCTCGGCCTGCACTTTATCGGAAAGCTTCTCAATGTCCTCGTTGGTCAGGTTGGTGCCGACGCCGGTGAGGCCGCTCGATTGTTTGACTTCCTTGCCTACAACTCGCGGCGACATGATCCCGCCGTTCATGTAGACGACGAGCGTGTCGGCCGTGGCCTTCGCCAACTCCGCCTTCTCCTTTTCATCCAGGACTCGGATGGAAGGGCAGATTAAATCTAAATCGTCAGGCACTTCACCCAACTCCGACATACACAAAACTGGATACATTTTTTCTAGTTGAGGCAGGACGTAGGTCGCCTGATCGCTGGCAATCTTCTCGTCGTACACCTTCTCATCGCCCTCATTGGCTGTGCCACCGAGGCCCGAGTAGGTGCGCCCCCAGAGACGTGTAACAGGGATACCGCTGCCGCCTGAAAGTTCCAATTGAAATAGTTGGTAAACCTCAGCCAGCCCAGAGAACGTGTACGACGTCGCCTCGAGCTTTCCATCCTTTGGTAAAAGTATCAAGCTCTGGCTCGACATCATGGCGTTCACGGCGGAGAGGCGTTGCTCTAGGCGCTTGTTTGCTTCCTGCGTGCCGCCTACGCCGGACAGGATCTGTTCCAGTTGCGGAAATTCAATACCGAGAAGATTTGCGCGAAATGTCAGGTTAAGAATGTTGAAGCTGGCGTTGTCTACCTTGGTGATGGCCTCATAGATCGGCTCTAGTACAGAAATACCCCAGTACGACTGGGCGCCGTCCTCGGGCGCGGGTACAGAAGGTCCAAGAAAACGTAGCAGACGGCTGCTGTGCACTTTGAATGAACCGCCGCCCTTTGTCCGGACTTCGTACATCTCGGGCTTATTGAAGTCGAGCGGCCGGGTGATGTCCGTGCACACGTCTCCTACCGGCGTCAGCCCGGTCCATCGGTCGAATGGAAGCACCCCTTTAAACGACCCGATGCCCACGCTGTCCAGGTCGAGCGGCTCATCAAGCTGGTCGCCCTGGCCGTCGATAATCATCAACGCCCCGGCGCCGCCGAACAGTCTTGCCCATGTGATTGCCGTTAAAATGTTGTTCTTAGTATTCGTCTTACGCAGTGCACGGTCGAGCTTTGTCAAGTCCTTCGGCTCGATGTCGCTCGTCAGCTTGGGCCAAGCCTTCACACAATCTTGGGCCGGGATGTCGACGATCTTCCGGCTGACCCAATGATTTCTGTACAACGTAATTAACTGAAAATAATCGTAACTGAAGCGCACCAGCTCGTAGCTAGCCCCTTGCGCCAGAGAGTTGGTGCCCCAGCCAGACCGCGCCGCGGCATTCGTGAAAACGTCCGCTGCAAACGCAGAGGTCAACCCCTGCGCACCGAGCATCGTCTCGACAAGGTTGGGAACTTTTCGCTTACTCTTAGAGGTCCTGATGGCCGGAGCTTTGTCAGTTGCCTTCGTGCTACGCTTCGACATGCGACCTCCTCTCTTTAACACGACTCCATCGTCGTTTTGCTCCGGCGCGTAAACCAGCTACTAAAGTTGCGCGCTTTATAGGATCCGCCCATTGAGCCTTTGAAGCAACTCAATTGCACTCTTTGGCCGCTTCACTTCGTTTCTTACCGCGCAACTTCAATCCACGCTTCTTACCAATAGATGGATCTGCTGCATTCGCTTGTTTCAAGCTCTCGCTAAGCCGAGCGCGTCGTGTTGGATCACTATCATAAGAGGCTTGAACAATTGCTGCTTGCCGCTCTCGTGCGCCAGGTTCATCGTAGTGTGCTTTAACTTTTGCAGTACGCCGCTTCTGTGATGCTGGTGTAAGTCTTCGTTTTTCCGCCGCACCAGGTCTAGCCCAGTCAGCCTTTAGCTGCCTAGATAGTCGTTTACACTCTGCAGGATCTTCATAAAACTTCTTCAGGCCTATGCTACGCCGCGGTCCAATTGATGGGTCATTTCTATGCGCACGCTTCAGACTACGGCGCAGTTTGCGTTTAGAAACTTCAGATGCCTTATAATGCCCGCCACCTGTCGTAAGGTTGTAACCACCGGGTTCAATTGGATTATCAATAAGCGTATGAAGTTTCTTTATGTAGTAAATTTCCTTCGCATCTAACAACGAAGCGTCGCCAGTCCACATAATTTCAGCAGAAAACTTTAGCTCGCCTGTTTCACGAACATTCTTACGCATTGCATGATACAGTGGAAATCGACTTCCATGGTCACAGTCGTAGATATGTTTCTTCCATCTACGCTCAACTGTCTTCGCCCTTGTCTGCCCCACATACTTCTTTCCGTTGACCAGGTTCGTCAACAGATAGATAAACCCCTTCTTCTGTTCTTCCACAGCCATTCCGTTCTCATTCCACGGTAAACTAACTGAGGGAAGCGCGGGTGAATGACGTCCACGCTTATCGGCCTGCAGAGCCTATCCCTCAATCTGTTAACTACAGCTCTACGTCTTCTGGCTGTAAGATGTCAGCATCACTCATCCAAATGCATGAACTTTCATCGTGAGGTGTTACCACAATTCCACCTTTACTATCCGAATTAAATTCCCATAAAATTCTTGCAGTAAAATCTAATAATGCATCAAGCAACGAAGTGTCAATCTCTAGCCCGCGATAGACCAGACGGTCGCCAGGATTCAACCGCACCTGACGACCGTCGTCCTCCGCTACCGACGCGCTTTTGGCGCGCCTACGTATCCGCATTGGCATGCGGTTCCTCCGTCACACTGTCTGCGTCGCTTTACGGCGCGCCCACGAAGCTTTTCTGCTTTTTGACTGCTTCTTTCTATACCAGGGCTGCGCCCAAAGTTCTTTCTGCGAGGCCCCTATCTTAGCCACAACATCAGGGCGACACCTTACCGCGTCAAACTCAGCCTTAGTAACAGGGTCAGCTAAATAAGCAGCCTGTGAAGCACCGCGCCGGTGACAGAGGTAGCGGTGGCCGGCGCGTATGTCAGCAAGCTAATTCCGGACTGGGCGATGTAAGTAGGTGACTGGGCCGAAGCTGCAAGGGGAAGTGTCAACGCCATCAAGGCGCCGATAATTGAGGCGATGATCTTCTTCGTGTCTTTATTGCTCCTTTGGTACGGGGTTAGAGGCTTGTTGTTTGCTCCCCAGGCCTCCTGTGCAGAGTCCGAGAGCCTGTTGACGCGGGTTAGGCCGCTTCGAGCTCCTCGAGGCCTCCTGCGAGCTTCCGGAACTCTTGTTTGCCCATCGTGACGATGCGGCCCTTTGTAGCGACACGGGCCGGGAACGTGATGTCATCCAGGGTAAGTATAACTTCGGGATAACAACGATCGTTGGGGGCGTCTCCACAGTTGTAATGCCCGAGGGTTGACTTAATACCGGCGAGAAGCTCCGGTGAAGGCGGGTCGTTCCAAAAACACACAACGCCGTCCATCTTGGCATGGCTGTCACGTACGCGCGCGTCCTTGCTGGTACGCCAGATGTAGCACGGCAGGTTGAGGTGCTCGGCGCGGGCCTGGGTCAAAGCGCTCGAGCATTTT